GCCGCCAGCGCCGACTAATTCCAAATATTTTTTATCAATCGTATTATTCATTATATTATATTCTCTATTATGGATTTATTAAGGGATTATTTTCATTAAAAAATGGATTTTGTCCGTAAGGAGAAGTGCCGGAATTGTTATTATTTCCAACTCCTGTTAGTCCTGCTAACTCTTCTTCGGAAATGCCAGCCGAAACTACGACACTACCAGTTCTAAATCTTCCATACACGAGCGGAACTGGTCCACCCGCTTCGGTGCTATTCACCGCACCGTTGAACAGAAAAGATGGACGTTCGTCTTCTCTAGCACGAGATTTTACAGGCTGTGGTCCAAACAGTCCCTGTAATAATAATCCTGCTCCGAGTTGTCCTATACCGGAAACTACTGCCGTGGCTGCCGTCGAAGATAATCCAGCCGAAGTTAAAGCCGCAGTTATTCCGGGAGAGAAAAAGAACGCTACAGCCAGTAATGTAATTCCTGCAATAATTTTACCAGCGCGACCAGCGCCTTCGACACAAGGATAAAAATGGACAACATTTCCATTCAATTCTGTTCTATTAATTACAAAATTTTCATCGACATTTTCATCGTCTACATCGATAATAAAATTATTATCAGAAATGAATTTTTTAATTTCTATTCCGAATCTAGAAACTAATCCAGAAACTAAAACTTGTAATGTATTACCAGCAAGTTCTACCGAATCGGTTCCAGCAATATCGGCCAGTCCTCCATAAAGTTTTATTACTCTTAAACTATGTTCCATTATTTTTTATACCTTAAATATTTTGTGGCACGCCTATTCCACTTAGGAAAACTATCGTATCCACTGACTTTATTATTTATATGGTGTAAAATATGCTCAGAATTTAGATATATTGCCATGTGGTTTTCCATTTCAGAAGCATACTTGTAAATTATAACATCGCCTTGCTTTAATTCCGTGAATGGTATTTCGTAAAATCCTGCTTCCTTATAAAAATTATTGATTACAGTTTGGTCTTCGTTGTAACCATCCCTAATAAATTCAGGTAAAATTATGTTATAATTATCTTTGTAATATTTTCTAACCACCCTGTAACAATCGTAAACACCGTAGATAAAATTTTGTCCGAAAATATCTGAATCTAAATCAGGGAAAAATATAGGTTCCATTATATTTTCTCCATCGGTATAAGTTATACCACACGGTAGATTTATATTTTTCTGTAATTTCATGTCTTGTATGGAAGGTGTACGCGGATCGATGTAAAAGGTAGGAGATACTACATTTTTTGTATGAGAATGTAATAAAGAAATTGGGTTTGTCTTATAAAATTCTTTGCTACAGACTTTGAAAGTATTTACAGGATCATCAGAAATATTTTTTAATGGTATAGCAGAATCTTGTGTAATACTTAATACAGCTTCTTTAGGATATTCGGATAAAACGTGTTCGTTAATAATTTTAATTTGCTCAGGATTTAGTTTAATCATATACTTATTTATATGACTAAACTAATGTAATTTTATCTGTTTCTAAAGTTTATTCGAGAAACGCCGGGAGCGTAAAGACTGTTACTTGTCTGATCTATTAAAATCTGCCTCTTAGGCAATAAATCTGTAGGTTTATCTAGAATAGAAGTAGCTAAAAATTCTATTTGCTGATTATTAAAACTGGATTTTTGTATAATAATATATTTCTGAATTGGAAGGTGCTGATTAGGATTTGCCTGTGGTTGTCCATCCATAAAAACTTTTAGTGTTCTATAGATGCTTAATTTTGCACCGACTAAATCGCCGTATTGTATTATAAGTCCTGCTAAACTTCTATTAACGTTAGACACACGTAATGTAATTCTATTAGGCGCTGAATTAGTCTCTCTAGAAATACCGTCTATTTCGTAAGGAAATGGCGAATATTCGTTACCTTGCCATAGAACGGGTTGGTCAGAAAGATTCGTTAGGTGTAAAATTTCGTCTGGACCCGTAACGCCAGTCGGACGTAAGTCTAAAACTATCCCTTCCCACCACTCACCAACAAAATTTTTGTTTAATTGTGTTTTAATCGCTGTAGTCATATTAAGTTATATCTTCGAAAACTTCGGTCATTTCCACGTCGAAATTGGAGTACCATCCCACGTTCGTTTCACGTAAAGGGGAAGTGAATCTAAATTTTGCATTTCCTATCCCTACAATAGAATTTGCTGTAAAAGCTTTATAAAGACCGTGCGATTGCCAGAAATTTAAAAGTGTTGTTCTTTCCGTAGAATCTAATCCTCTCCATGAAATAGAAAATTTTCTACGTTTAGCGTTAAGTCCGTACAACGCACGCTGACTGTAACCATCCCCGTAAGACGCTGTAACGACGTTTTCCGTATACTCCACAGAACTGTCTTGTGTAATTTTATTTTGTAATACTAAATCTGCCATTTTTTATTCCTCAATATGCTGTTACTGCTGGGTTAAGCGAGTTTCCGCTACGTCTTTCGTTAGCAAGAACTTGCTTAATCTTGCTTTCTATAATTCTTTCTACAGTTTTTCCTGTACGGTCGGCTGTGTCTTGTCCATTCTTAGATTCAGTAACATTTACTGTTGTATTAATTTGTATAACAGAACCAGAATTGGCTCCAGAAACTTCCACACCTAATCTTCCACCAGCGCCACGCTTGAGCGGTAGTATTGCTTCTGGGCCTGCTTCTCCCATAATTCCGAATCTTCCACCACTCATTCCGAAAGGAGTAGTACGATTAACAATGCCACCGTTTGCAAATGGAATTATGCTACCATTATTAAATACATTTCCCTTAGCAGAACCACCACCAAAAAGGCCGAAAATAAAATTAAAGAAATTACTTCCATTCGATCCACCAACATTTTCGAAAAGTGATGCAAAGATTTTATCTAAACCAGACTGTAGCAATTGTCTTGCTAAGTTTCCTAGGAAGTTTCTAAACCCTTCTTTTCCACCTTCCAAACCTGCCAAAATTCCATCGGTGAATTTTCGAGCTAATTGTCTTCTACCATATTCGGCTATTTCGTCGATATTTCTTCTAGATTCTTGTAATGCCTGCTGAGAAGCTTCCGCTGTAATGTTTATCGGTGCAATTATTTGGTCTGTGACAGGCGGTTTAATTTCACTTCCGAATAATCCTGCTGAAGATAAATTAAATTTAAACATCGTATCATTGATATTTGCAACAAAATCGAATCTTTGGGCCAGTTCTTCATTATTTTTCTTTAATGATTTTGTATTTTGATCTAATATAACACTATTTTTTGCTACGGTTTTGTTAGATTCGTCCACCTTTTTTTCTATTTGTTTTTCAGCATCTTTACGTTTTAAAATTATTTCCTTAGCTCTTTCAGTGTTAAAAATTAATTTTTCAATATATTCTATCTGTTTCAATAATGATGCATCTTCGAAATTACCGTTAGCGTAAATTTCTTTTAAGTTTTGTAATTGCCCTTCCAGCATTGCTATTTCTTTGTTGTAAGCTTCTACGGCATTTTTCGGACCATCAAAACCTGTAACAACTAATTTTCCTAATTCGAAAGACAAATCACCTATAACTTTTATAGTGCTAGCCGCCACCGAGGCGATGGTAGAAATTCCTGTCGCTACCGCTTCCAGCCCCTGAATAAATTCTTCAGATGTAACGATATTTGTTAAATCGTTTACTGCGTTATTAAATCCCTCGGAGGCAATCAATTTTGTTGCAGCGCCGTTAATTGCTTGCCCAAGGCGTGTAATAATATCGTTAAATTTTTCTGCAGCTTTTCCAGTTTTTTCGTCTATTGTGTTACCGGTTCTATCAGATTCTTCTCTAAATTTTCTTAAACCTTCGGCACCTTCATTAAGGAATGGAATTAATTGCGGGCCAATCCTTTTTCCGAATAATTCAGCGGCTAAAGCCGCCTTTTTAGTTGGGTCTTCGGTGTTTTTAATTAAGTCCGCGAACTGAAATAGTGCATCTTCGGCATTTGTAGCGTTAATCCCGTATTCTTTCAGTTTTCCGCCACCGTTGGCAATTTCTTGGTTAAGTTTTGTTAATGCAGTTCCTAATTGGTTTATGTTAACATCCGAAAGTTTAGCGCCTAATTCCAAACCGGATAAAGTCTGAATATCTACACCAAATTTTTGTGCGGCCTTCGATAATTCATCCGCACGGTTTATAGCACCTTTAATCGCAACACCAGCAGCGGTAGCGGCAGCGGCTATTCCAGCTCCTATAAGTTTTCCAGCTTTCGCAGCACCCCTAAGGGAAGATTCTAATTTTTTAGATTCTTCTTGTGCATTTTTAAGGGCTTGGGTATTAACATCGAAAGAAACTTTAACATTTGTTGTCATATTGTATTACACTCTATAATAAAATTATTTATTACTTTTAGCTTTTTCTGAGTAAAACACTGTATCCAGTTTTAGAATCATTTCTATTTCATAAATTTGTAGCGAAATGTTATACAACTCACAAAAATCCTTTATGTCGGTGTACGAAATGGGATTTTCGAACATCTTTGTTGGACGAATTTTAGAAAATACAAACCAAGAAATATTATATAATGTACTAGGCTTGTAATATACAGACGTAACTTCCCTATCCGCTTCTTCCACAAGTTTTTTTAAAGATTCTGGAATAGAATCTTTATTTTTTACAATCTTTTTAAGGTGATCGTGATATGGTGTAAGATTTATATCGGTCTGGTGTGAAAGAATCGTAGAAAGGTATTTTTTTAACCCTTCTTCTTCTTCGTAAAAAAATTGTCTTGCTTGCTAGCCTCCGTTTCTACCAAATTTCTAATCCATAAATTTTCTGTGTTAGAAAAAACCTTAACAACATTTTCTGTATTAAATTCCATTTCGAAAAATTCTTCGTCCCAATCCGTTACAAGGGTGGCAATAAGTTCTGCATTCAATTGCAATAATTTTTCTGGATTAGTCTCCTCTTTAGCACGCGAAGCAATTTCTAAAGATTTTAAAATGTAAGCATTAGTTTGTGTGGATGTGATTTTAATCCATGCCCCAATATCGCCCATAATAGGATGTATAAGTCTTACTGTGATTGGTTTTGCTGCTAAATCGCTAAGTTTAATTTTACTCATTTACATTTTCCTTCTTTTTTCTAGTCTTTTTTTCTACTTCTGGAGTGGGTGTGGGAGGTAGAGAAATATTTTCTCTTTCTTTTCTTTCCATTTCCAAAACGTTAGAAAGGTTTTTTAAAATCCTTTCTTCAGTTAATTTTACTTGGTCTTTCAGCGTTTGCCACTTCCATGCCTCTTGTAAAGTTTTAGCATTTTTAATTTTTTCGTCTATGTCCATTTTTTGGCTCCATTACTATACTTATTTATACAAATGAAAAAAGGGAGCCGAAGCTCCCTTTTTTGTACAGCATTACAGGCTTGGATTAGACCTTAGATTTTAGAACACGTATTCCAAAATTGCGGTAATCTTCAGCGGCTAAGTTCCAATTGCCAGCCGATGCCAAATTTGCATTTGTAACAGAAACTGTGGAACCGGTGTAAGCAGCGCCGACCGGATGCATTACAAATGTACGAGAAGTATAAACTTCATCAATTCCACGCTTGTAATTACGATCCATTTCCAATGCAGAATTTGCAGGAGTGTTATCAGCGAAGACCAAGCTGTTAGCACGGCAAACGAAAGTGCGATACACATCTCCGGTAGGAACGATTCTGTTCGAAACAACAACTCTCATTCCAGAGAAAGTTTCGACCATGCCAGAACCGTAAGGGACCAAGGATGTTACACCCAATTTCTTCAACGAAGCATAAATTGCCGGAGCCATAATTATAATATTTGCAGTGTCTGCTTCATCTTGTAACAAAGCTTGCGTATCGAACAGTGCTCCGATGGAAAACTTTGCCAAATTCCCTGACAAACCAGAAATATCGTAGATAATATCGGTAGCTGGAGTGTCGTTTTCAACACCTTCGGTAACACCTACTAAAATGTTATACGTTGCGTCGTCGATTCTGCGTGCCCAGTAAGAAGCAACTTCTTCACCCAAAGCGTCCAAAGGATTAGACCCTGAAACAGCCTTGGCCAAATCGGAAGCCGAGTAGGCGCTGCGTCTACGCAAAATCGGAGCAATTTGCTTATATGAAGAGAATGCATTGACTGTAACATCTACAGTATCGCTCTGCACTTCGTCACTGGCCAACATATTTCCCCATGTTGGTACAACCACGGTGTGACCAAACTCAGGGAAAACCAAATCCGATTGTGAAGCAATACCACTATTGATAATTGCAGACTTTTCCGCAACTCTTTCCTTCACATAACCGTTAAAAACTTCTGGAACATAACTCAAACTAGATAAAAGCGTCATTTTTAATTCTCCTTTTGTTAATAAATTTATGACTTTTAAATGTATATAATTACACCATTGTAATTATTATACTTATTTATTGTTCAGTAATTTTGTTAACACAAGGAGGCGCTGCCTTTTGTGCCAGACCCGCAGGGTCTTTCATTACATCTATAATTATATATCAGAAATAAAAAAAGGTTTACAAAAAATGTAAACCTTTTAAAATTATTGATAAAATTTTTAAAAATTAAGCTTTGCCGTTAGATTTTAGCCACGCCATATGTGCCTGTAAGGAATATTGCGGATGCTTAGGATCAGTTATAACAGAACCAGACCCTGATCCGTTACTTTGTCTAGCTCCGGTGCCCTGAGAACCAGAACCTTCAAACGCCCTAGCATAAATAGGATTTTTTTTCATGCTTGCTAACAAATCGTTTACTGTTGCTGGTCTACCATCCACGAACATAGGCTTTCCATCATCGTTCAGAATTTCTATTTCTACGTCCGATTCTCCGAGGCTAGCTCGTACACGGTCTTTCAGCAAAGGTTTTAACAATTCTTTTACACCCTTATTTTCTGCAATGGCCATATCCAATAAAGATTCAGTTCTAGTTTGTGTAAATTTTTGTTTAAAACTTTCTATCGTATCTTCTCTCTTTTTCAATTCTGTTTCTAAGTGAGATTTTAACGCTTCGAAAGATTCGTCTTTCTTCGTAGTCGTAGTTTCCAAATTTTTAGCTTTTTCGAAAGTTTCCTTAATCTTTTCCAGACCGCCGAAAGATTCTAAACTTTTCTTAAGTTCTTTAAGTTGTGCAAGTTCTGAAAGTAATTCATTATTTTTAGAAACAACTGGAGCTTTAATTTCTTCTAAGATAGGCTTTGCTTCGTCACTGGCTAAAAATTCTTTAATCTTTTCTAAGTCCATAATTTTTCCTTTTTTTTAAATAAGACTATACATATTTATATATAGAATTATTTATGCATCTTGGGCAGGAGAAATTAGAGCGCGTTTACGAATTTCTTCCAGCACTGTAGCAGAATCGATAATTCCATTTTTATACAATTCTATCAATTGTGTTACATCGTTATTGTTGAGAACGGTGTAAGAGTTATCAATATTTACAGAAATTTCTATGTTTTCCAATTTCATATAAACTGCAGTGTAAAATAATGCAGTTGTAATAGAATCTTCTACATCGATTGCAATAGATTTAAGTTTAGAACTTTGTTGTGCAGCATCGATAATACGACCAGTGGCAGTTTCACTTCCGCCGGGTTTTTGGGTTATAAGTTCTAACCCTAGTATTTTTATTTTATTTTCTATATCTAAAATCAGTTCTTTTCCTGCGGCTACGGAACCACCAGCAACTTCCACGTATTTCACATCCCCAGATTCACTCGGTAATATAAAAACAGAATTAGGAGATATAACAAATGGTTTTTCAGTTCCGTCGGGGTTTAATTGTGGCTGATAACCTTTTACCACCAGCATTGGACATTGCACGACATGGACGATATTCATGTAGTCGCTATAAGCTTTGTAATGTAAAATATTTAATTCTGCTAGGTCGTACAGAGTAGGGGAACCGATGAAATGGCTAATTTTATTACCATAGACGGGGACGACCGGAATTAAATCTATTCCACTAATCACACCAGTTTCACGCAAAACTTCATTTTTTTTATCCATGACCCAAACTTCGTAAGAAATTTCAGAACCATTTTTTCTAAAAATTCTAACTTGTTCTTTTTCTGTCTCTACACCGTTTTCGATAGTAGAAACAAACTCTTTAAATTTAAAAAATGTTACAACTGCGTTTCTATCTTCGTAATCTACCTTTACATCCATGACTTGTGTGGCTCGTATCATCAGCCAATACGGTGCAATGATTAAATTTATTTCATCGGCTAATGTTACATCAGGGCCAACCTTAGGATAATCCACAAGAATGTAAGCAATACCGGATTTAATCGCTTCTCGTGTAATTTCTTTCGTGAAAGATTCTAAACTTGTGCCATATCCGTCTACGTTTTCTATAAAAAGTTTTAATCTTTCATCGTTTATTTTTACATTCATCGGCTTGGTGAACATCTTTCCCACCGACGTGTCTACCGTGTCTTTAAATGCGTTGAAAAGAACGGAGCGTTGTAAGCGATTGTTGTAATTTATTTGTGTTTCACCAGCTTCTTTCGGCAAGTAAAATTCACCATTTCTCCTAATGGTCTCCGTTCCTTCATAAAGGTCGTCAACGATTTTATACTTGCGAGCCAGATTTGTAAATTTAGGACTATACGTAAAGATTTTAGTCATTTTTTTATCTCTTTTAATTTAATTATTTATACTAATTAATTTGTTTTCCAGCAAAAGTCTGTTGTATTACATTATTTGTTCTAATTCCATACCTATAATCGATTAGATAACCCAAAGCGTCGGATGCGTGATCCAGTCCAGACTTTTTGTCTGGTGCTCCGCTAGAATCGTAGGTCAGTCCCAGTAACATTTTTAAAACTTTGGGACAATTTTTCAAATTTATAAACAATCTTCTTAAGTTATTTGCATTACATAACATCATGTTAACAGAATTAACCCTATCGTTCACCACTGGGTGTGCTGGTTTAAATTGTAATGTAAATCCGGCTTGTCTAAGTATTTCGTGATCCGTGGAATTAAGGTTAGCGGAAGTTTTGCGTGAATTGCCAGCAGGGTCTGGGTAACAAATTATCCTACCTTGCCATTGTGAATATTTGTTTTTTAAAACATTGGCTAAAATTTGTGTATTACTATTCTCAAGTATTACTTCTTCTATTACATGTAATGTTTCAATTTCTTTTTTATCAACTATAATTTTATCTGTTTGGCAAATTATAGCCGTCATCGCAGAAACGTTAAAATCTATACCGATGAGTAAAGGTTTTTTAATGTCTAATTCGTTATTAGAATTATTTAAAACATGATCGAAAATGGAATAAACAGCGCCTTGGTTTGCGTAAGGACTAGCCAGATATTCTTGCTCGAATTGTTGTTTGGTCATGGAAGATTTAGCAGCACGAATCGCTTCTGGACTGCCGGCAGGTGTACCACAATTCGGTGTAATAATTTTCCAACTTCTCCAGCCTGTTTCACGATTCGGATTTTCTAGACAGCCTTTCCACCAAAAATCATATAAGTGATCGAATCCTCTCGCGGTTCCAGCGAAAATGGCTCTTCCGTTTCTGGCTGCTAGCATCGGCTGAATTAAATGCCAAACATTCTTATCCATCGACTGAAACTCATCAAGTAAAACTAGATCGATAGTTCTACCTAATAGCGCATCCTCGTTTTCCGTGCCACTGAAACAGATTCTGCTTCCATTTTTCAATTCTACCGAAAGTTCAGAATTGTTTTTACTTTTTATTAGAGATGGGTGGAAAAGTGGATTGTTTCCTCCGACCATGTGTCTCCACGCCACTTCTTTTACCTGTCCATGTGTTTTAGCCAAGTATAAAATTTCTTTAGGGCTTTCTAAAGATTCTTTATAAGTTACAGCCCTGAGCAAATTCGTCTTACCGACCTGCCTCCCACACAGCAAAACACGAAATTGGGCCTTACTGAGTAGCACATCTACCTGCCAAGGTGTAAGGTTACGTAAAACTTCTTGCTGCGTTAGATTTTTCATAAAATTATTAATAAATTTTATTCTTCTTCAATATTGGAATATAATTTATCGTTCTCTTCAGCCTTCTTTAAAACTTCCGGCGATATAATAATTGGTGATATAATAGAAGATTGATCACCTTTGTCTTGCTCGTTCTGGTAATTACGAACATTCGGCTTACCGAAGCTAGAATCACGCAGAAATATGACAATCGCCATTAAATCTCTTGTTGTAATGTTAGGCTTTTGTAAATGCTCCAATATTCTGTTCATGCCTATGATAGTGAGCATTCCTCTACATTCGTCCTGAAAAGCTTTCAGTTCTGGACGACTTTTATAAAATTCCATTATTTCTTCTTTACCATTTTTCAAATCTTCCAAAGTTTTCCTTAACTTTGGAGAAATTGTTTGTTTTCTGGATGGGCGTGATTTTTTCATATTTTTATACTTGTTTATATTTTTATAAAACTATTTATCTCATCCCCTTACACTCATTTCTTTACAATTTTCTTTACATTCACGAAAATCGGAAAATTTTATATTACCAGTCGCTAATCCGTAAGAAAGAATTAAAATAACGAGCAAAATTGTGTAAAAAGCCAATCTTGCTTCTTCGGTTCTTTTTACAAAATTTAGAAAATGTTTTATTACACCTTCGTTTTCTTTCAGGTTCATACACGCTCCGATATAAAAAAAGGGGAGGTTTTTCCTCCCCTTTATATTTATTGAAACACTGTAATAAAATGGTTAGTCATCGACATTAAGCAAGGATGCAGAAATGTTGATGAGCCTTTCTTCCATCATTTTTTCATAATTTTTATTATTTTCTTTCAACAATTTTACATTCTCTTTTTCTTTCTGAAATTCGGCTAAAATTTTACGCCTACGTTCCATTTCTTCATACATTTCATTTCTATTATAAAAATTTAAAACATCCATGTTAAAATCGAAAGCGTAACACGCTGTAAAATTTAATGGATAACCATAAAGCTTATGTAATAATATCACGATCATCTTCATCTGCTTGCTGGACCAGTCCAACATTTTTCCGCCATCCTTGTAATGTAATGCATTTTTAATTGCATTAAGAGCTTTAAAGTCATTTTTATTAAAATCCTTATCTCCATTTTCCAAGCATTGTAACATATGTTTAGACAATATTTTTAAAATAGTTTTAAGATTATCTCTCTCGCTATCGGATAAAACATAATTTTTTACATCTTTAAAGCCGTGAATTTTTGTATTGTAGATTCTCATAATTTTCTCCTCTATAAGATCTAATATTATTTATCAAAGATGCAAAAAAACTTAAACTTTTTTGTTAAAAAACAAATAATTGTATATTTCTACGGGATATTCACCGAAAATGTTATAAAATCTTCTACGTTCGTATTCTGAGTAGACAGCCCTTTCTAAACATTGTAGTAACGTTGGTTTATTATAAAATTTTAAAATCTGTTCTTCATTTTTATCAAGAAAATCCTGTATTTTCATTATATTCTCCTAATTTATTATATTTATTTATACATTTTTTATAAATAGTTATAGTGAAGAATAGGGAGAAAATTATGTTATTCACGAATAAAATTGACAAAGTTAATAAAAAATTAGAAAAAATGATTGAAGAAAAGATGGAACTGCTTCGAAAAGAGAAGACTCTCGAAGAGCAGGTTAAAAATCATAGAATTTTTTCCAGTGTCGAAGTTGCTAGAATACTTTCAGAAATTAAATAATTTTATTCTTTTTTGTATTGAAGCTTCTAAAAAATATCGTGCTGGAAAGAATCGTCTCATCGTCAGAATTTAATATAAAATTATTGATCCTAGGTGTGTAACGATTCATAGCAGCATTTTCACGAATTTTCTCAATTCTTTCTGTAAGATAATCCCGTGATGAAAGGAACGATCTAGGCAATTTTTTCCAGTGAAAATGATTCTGAATGTATCTTCCTTTCGTATCGAGAAATTTTGCTAAAGGATGGTGTAAAATTTGCTTTCTTACTCCGTATCTTTTTTTTAATGATAGGACGAAATTTCTAAAATCTTCGGGATAGTAGTCCTCATCTCTAGCAACTCTTCGTATAAAATATGCTTTTATGTTATAAGTGTTATATTTACATTTTTTTAATTTAAAATCTTCGGGAGTGTAGAGGGGGTTTTCTCCAGTTTCAGTCAGGCACCTAAAAAATCCTAATTTTATTATTTTATTATCCGGCCATGTTAAAAAAATTCTGTTAAAATACCACGGATAGTAAGAGATTTGAGCAAGTTGCCTAACATTAAAAATTTTATAACGCAATTCCATATTTAAATTTAAGTTTTTCTTGGAGATTTTCGCAGGTACAGTATTTTCTAAACCACTCATATTTTTCATTAATAATTTTTATATTTGGCATTTTAAATTTTTGTAAAAAATCTTTGTAAGATAGGTTCTTTTCTAATCTTAAAAGTTCATCGTCACATTGTAACGATTCTAACTTTTTCTTATATGCCCTGTAATATTTGTAAAACTTCCAATAATTTTTCTGATATTCCTTTACATTCATGATAGAAACTCCTTTTCTATCATATTTATCAAAATTTTATATTACTGTGTAAAATATTACACAATTTTACATCTTTCTATTCTTTCCTGTCTTTTCACATCGAGGGCCTGTCTGTATAACGCTTTCCAGTCTACAACAAATTTAGAAAAGGTTAAAGATTTAAACGGCTCAAAGTCTAAATTCATTTTTTTAATTCTGTTATATTTGTTATAAAGTCTCATGTAGGCGTTGTAACCACCTAGTTCTTCCACGGTAAAATTTCTCTTTCTCTTATACTCGCATTTAAGAACGTTTATCCAATAATCTTTTACAGTCATGTCCTGCAATGTGAGATTATTTTGTTTTAAATATTTTCTATACATTTTATAAATTACTTGATAATGTAATTTAGGAATTTTAGGGTACATATTTTCTAAATCCTTCTTTTTCGTATTCTTTCTCTCGTCCTTCGAAAACTAGAACATAATAATTTCTTCCATATTTTTCGTGAGTTTTATAAAAAATATTAGCAGAATTTTTAAGCCATTTGGGAATTTTCGGAGGATTTTCCGGTAATATAAATTTTACAAGATCGTTTAAAATTAAAGTTTTACCTTTTTTGTTAATTTTAAACGAAACTCTAAGCTCGTTTTTTCTAAGCCTTTCCAACACAGAGAAATATAATTCGAGCTGCGCTGGTGTAAAATTTCTGCAGTCGATTGTTTTAATATTTTTAAGATTTAAAGTTTTGATTTTATTCTTCATTTTTGCTTCATTTTTAGATTTATTTATGTTTTTGAAAAATGAGCAATAAAAAAGCCCCGGCCTATCCGGGGCTTTGACTAGTGAGGATAAAAGAACTAGTCTTTTTTTATTTAGTTAAAAGTTTCATTCACCAACATTTTTTCTTTCTTCTTCTTTTCGTAAAAAGCTCTAGAAATATTTCTAATCCTTTCTAAATTTTCAGGATTTTCCTTATATTTCCTAATATATTCACGAATGTACTCCCTATATTTTTCTCTATTCTTTTCTCTAAAAAATTTAGCAGTCTTTCTGTTGTATTCTCTACGTTCTTCCGGCGTGTGTTTTTCAGCCCATCTACGATTATATTCCTTAATTTTTTCTTTGTTGCCGGGACGTGCTCTCCATTCTCGATAATAGTCCGCCCTGTATTTCTTCTTCTTTCCATCTTCAGTTTTAATTTCTCTATCTTCCGTGCTCATAAAAATTCTCCTTAAATTCTAGCAAAATTTTCGTAATCCGATGGCTTTCCGTCGAGCACCGTTAGATAATTTTCACGGGTCCACACAGAATTATCATACACAAAAAACTTGTCTTTCACCTGTAAAAGATATTGACCCTGCGTTGGGGTAGAATTTTTCCTATCCTTCAGGAAAATTGTTTTATTATGATTCTTTACAAAATCGTGTGCTTCTTCACGTGTAAAGGTTTTCTTGAAAGTTTTGTTTAAGATTTTGTATGCGTTGTTGTTCATGATTTTTTCTCCTTTAATTTTCATGATTCTACTATTATTTATCACACTTGTCAATTTTTTTTAAACTTTTTATGCGAATTGTGGAAAATGAGTTAAAACTTTTTGCGTGAACTTGGCACCGTTGTTCTTCAAGAAGTTCAGCAGCTTTTCACGGTCGGAAAACATTATATTGTTAATATCGATCTTCTTGAAAACCTTCTCGTGAGTCATGCCGCGATTCTTCAAGATGTTATGGAAAACTTCGCTGCCGTTTTCGATCATCGACTCATATTTTTCTACGAACTTTTCTTCCGTGTATCCGTTAAAATCTGGATTAACTTTCTTGTACAGTTCGGTCAAAGCTTCGGAAGCGAGAATTTCCGAAGTTTCCTTCTTGAAGAAAACGATCTTCGAGAGAAGAGTTTCGAACGTTTCACCCATCTTCACGTAGGTGATGACGTTGCCGTTGCTGTCCTTTTCAGACTTGGCGAAAAAGTTGTCGAAACGCTTTTCTGCGTTGGGGATGTACTTGCTCAAAAATTCGATCGCTTCGTTGCGGTTTATGATTGCGCTCATGATTATTCTCCTTTCATTTTAATCATTCTAATATTATTTATGATGATTGTCAATAAAAAATATGAAAATTTTGGATTTTTTTGGGTTTTTGAGCAATTTTCCGACGAACGGCTGTAAAAAAACGATGAACGGTATGTAACAATATTAAAAAACCCCATTTTTTTATGAATGGGGCTGCATTTCTCTAAGAATTTTTCTAATTTTTATTTCTTGCTTATTCTTTTCGTACCAATTTTTCTGATATAATTTTTTCTTTAATTTCCTTACTAAGTTTTCAGCGTTTTTTAAATCTTGTAAAAGTTTTTCTGTCTTGTTATTTTTCTTTTCCAGTCTTTCTTGTCTACGTTTTTCGTTTATTTCGTGTTTACGTCGGTGGTAACTTTCTAAAGCTTTTATTCTTCTATACTCTTTACTACACGACGGAACTTTTCCTTCTTTTTCCTTTCGATACTTTCTATTTTTTTCGTTAATTTTTTCTCTGTTTTTTTTCCTGTATCTTCTCTCTGCCTCTCTAAATTTTTCCTTGTTTTTCTCGTAATATTCTTTGTAATATAATGCTTTGTTTTTCATGATTTATAAAATTAGTTTAGACTTATCTATACGTATTCACTCATGATTTTATCACAATAATGTTCATATTTTTCTTTAAGTTTATCTAACATAGCCGACTTTTTTAAATTTGTTTCATTTACAATATTTTGATATTCTTCGTGAGATAATTGTTTACCTATAATGTTTTGAAATGTTATTTTATCCATGTAAAATTTATTATAGCAATTTTGGTCTTCTAAGGTTATAAGGGAGTACTTAATTTTTAATCTTTCGTATTTTCTTTTATTATAAGTAGCATCTACTATTTTAAATTTTATAGTTTCTATGCTTATGTTTTCTAACATTTTTTTTAGAAATGGACTAGGTTTTCTAAGTTCTTTTGTTACAACTTTATCAAAATTGAATTGATCTACATTTCTTATTGTTCTAAAAAAATAGCCGTAGTGTTCTGGCGTAA